ATTTGGGAATTAGCTGACCTAGCTGCAACATATAATGGCGTAGGTGCATGGGATTATTTAACAGACAGTTTAGATGATTCAAAAAGAGCACCGTTTGATAGAAATAGTATAATATTTACTATAGCACAGTCAGCTATAAACTTAGGAATAAGCAGAGATGAAGTTGTATTTGTTTTTTATACACCAGGGTTTGTTAGTAGATCAGATTTGCCTGGTTATGGAACAGCACATGGAACTAACTTTAATTCAACTGCATCTACTGAATTATTCTTTCAAACTATAACTTCAAGACAATCTTACATTCGTGCTTCTGAAATTTTTATAAACAATATACTTAGTGAGTCAGGTTACTATAATCCATCTCCTCCAAGTACATTTGATGCATTAACAAATCCAGCAGCAAAAAACTCTTGTTATATAAATTTAGGACAAATACCTTCAATTTCAGTTGCATTAAATGCTATGGCAGTCAATGATGATTGGTATGCAACAAATTCAAGTGAAGATCCTCCTGAATTTACTTTGTTATCAGAAAAAGGAGCTTTAGCAGTTGGTGAGTTGTTAGTTGAACATATAAGAGCTAATGTTGCAACAGTTAACTTTGTTCCTCCTTGGATTCCTTTATTTTCTAAAATACTTAATTATAACACCGATCCAGTATCAGGTGCATCTTTAGAACTTCTTACTATATCTACTGAAGGAGTTGATCTTACTCCTTATTATGTTGAGTATGATGCTCTATGTGACCAAGGAAATGTTCAAGCTAAAAGAACTTTAGCTAGGTATATTCATAAAATCGTTCAATAAAGGAAACTATAATGCCAGCCATTACTATTCAACAAGCATATGCAATTCATTATCAAGGTTATATTGATCTTACTAATCCTACTTTAACTGGTAAACTTACTTGTAGTACGGGTCTTACTGCAACAAATAAATCAAGACTTGCACAACTATTAGATAATAATCAAAAAGACTTAGGCACTATTGCTGTAACAAATAAAACCGGTACAACTACTACATTAATTGCAGCAGCCAATACCCCTAGCAATACCACTTATACTTTAGTTACTACCTCAACAAATATAAATGGTGGTTTGTTGGATTACCTTGAAGGCGGTCAAATTGATTCTACGTCAGGTACTCTTTCAACCGTTGAAGCCAATATCCATAAAACAGGTAAAGTAATTTTTAACAAGATAAAGAAATGAGGTTGCAATGAGTAGAATGCCAATGATGGGTATAGGTATGGGAATGCCAACTGGTATGGGTCCTGGTATGGTTGAGTCTCAAATGGGCATGGGGATGCCTATGGTTCCACAAGAAGAACAAACCCCAATGCCAAAGAAGAAGAAACCAACTAAGAAAAAATCCAGTAAGAAAGTAAAGAAGAAATGAAAAAGAAATATGATATGAACTATGTCAAGGAACGTACTGGTCCAAAGCCAGATTCTAAAAAACCAATAACAAAGAAAAAAACTAAGACTCGGTAATCCGAACAATCTTAAAGGAGAGTTAAATGTTAGATACAAACAATGCTGAACAATCTCAACCTGTCGAGACTCAGCCAATTATTGCTACACCAATCCAATCAGAAGATCCACAAACCAGCCATGAACGTGCTATGTTTATGAAGTATGTTCAAGATCAGGGACAAAAGATCCCCAGTAATTTTAAATCTGCTGATGATTGGTTTAACAGTTTAATCGAAGCCCGTAAGGGATTCACTCAAGCCAGACAGGAAATAGCTTCTCTAAAGAAGCAGTATAATCAAAATGGGGTGACTAATCCTAACTATGTGGGGGACTCACCTCAAGCTCAGGTTCAACCAGAACCAGTCGAGGATCTTTCTGGCGTTCCAGAAGATCTAAAGATTACACCACCACCTACTCCTCAGCCTGGATCTACGGCTCGGGTTAGTGCAGAAGATTGGCTTCGTTGGGGCAAAGAAATTGACTCAACGGGTGCCGTAAGTGCAGCTACTCGTAAAGAAATTCAGGCTAAGATGGGTGCTGATGAAGTAATCATTGAGCAAATGATTAAGGGTCGTAAAGCATTAGCAAAGCAATCTTGGGAAGATGCTTCAGTTGTCGTGGGCGGAAGTGACAACCTTAAGCGTCTATTCAAGTGGGCTCAAGAGTCCAAGCCAGCTGATGAGATTGCAGCCATTAATCGCTCTCTTCAAACAAACGCCTATAAGAATGTCCTCCTAGGTCTTAAGGCTGAATATGAGCAAACACAACCACAGGCAAAGCCCAAGGCTCAGGAACCCCAGGCTATGCAGAATCGGGTTAATCCCACTCAAGTTCCACAATCTGTACAGGTGTTTAAAAATCTTGCTGAACAACAAGCTGCCCTACGCGATCCAAGATTTCGTGTAGATTCAAAATATAGACAGGCAGTAGAAGCAATGGTTGTTAATACATCTAAGTATGGTTTTAGAAATCGTTAACTCTGTATAATCCTGTAAGGAAATTTTATTTATATTTCTTACTAGGACACGGACTAATTAATAATTTCTCCTTCGTTAATATTTATTTAATTTAAAAGAGAGTTTCTATATAAGGAGAAACAAATATGCCAGGTGATCCATTAACATCAATTTTCCCTATTGATTCGGGTGTAGGTGTTGTACCAACAGGTGGTGCATTAGACGGTGCTTTAGCTAACTGGCCAAGGGGTGGTCAAGTTGCTGGTAATACAAGTATTCCAGCTGTTTCTGGTACTGCGAATCCAGATTATTGGCTTCCTATTTGGTCAGGTGAAGTAATTAATGCCTATGACCAATACAATATTTTTGAACCAATGGTTGTTACTGAGACTATTGAATCAGGTACAACCAAGCGTTTCCCAATTACTGGTGTCGTTGGACACAAGGGTATTTGGGAAGCTGGTGAAGAACTAGTTGGAGATTCAGGTATTTCTACTCCAGGTTGGTTCGATATCTCACTCGATCAACGCCCAATGGCTGCATTCTTTGAGCTTGACGATATCCACCTTATGCTTACCCAATGGGATTATCGTGCTGAATTAGCACGTCAGGCTGGTCTTGCTCTTGCTAATGTTCGTGATAAGCAGATTGCTTGCATGATTGCTCAAGGTGCATTCCTTCCAAATCGTAATCCATTTGGTACTGGTCTTGCTGGTATGAATAATGACAGCTACACTGGTGGTTTTAAGTTTAGTGGTAATGCAGTATTTAATAATCTCGGTAATCGTGGTACTGGTGTAAACGATACACAACGAACCGATGCTGCTCTTGCACTTCTTCAACACCTTGAATATTACATGGTAAATCTCCAAGAACAAGATGTTCCAGCTGGTGAAGTTTATTGCGCTGTAACTCCAGCTGCTTTCCACGATATCCGTGCTCTTGGTATTGCTCGTGATAATACTGGTCTTCTTGGTGGTGCTGGC